GCCTTTGCCATATAGGCAAGCGGCAACGGAGGCAAAACGTAACTAATATCGGCCAGTTCGATATTCTCGCCTGGAATTGGATTGCTCATCTTTCAGCCCTCAAAGTAAAATGGCCGCCGAAGCGGCCCGTCTGATTAGTCAGTGAAGGCCCAGTATAGCGCAGTCGAACCGGATGCGTCAGCGAAGCCCTCAATGTCAAACTCGGGAATCATGAAGTCTTCCTGCTTAGACGCCAGCGTCAACTTAGTAGCAAGGCACTGAGGGAATGTGAAAACGCAATTTTTGCCGGCATAGGTAGAGAAGAAATCGCCTTTAAAAAACGGCGCTTGGCCCATCAGCACGTTAGAAACAGTACCCTTGGTTGCGGTCGTACTGGTGCCGGTGTACTGGTAGTCGATATACACGCGCAGCCCAGTATCCGCAGCGGCAAACGTATATACGCCACCAGAAATACTATACTGGCCGGATGCCGGGGATGCAGCGACGCGGGTATAGGGAACGCCAGTCGGGCCACGAACGCCGAGGTCGTAGGCAAACGTGCCAGATGCAGGCGGCGTGATCGTGATCTGATACGGCGTAGTCGGAATCAGCGAGCCTACAGTGTCAACGTAGTCAGCGACAACCCCGTTGGTTACGGTTTGCCCGAAGAACAAGTTATTAACGGACGCTCCATTAAGCTGTGCGAATTTCGACTTGAGCGTAATCTTGCCCTTGCCGCGACCGACCGCAACTGGGAACTGCTGCTGCCCGTATAACATCTTCGTATCGAAAGACAAGTCAAGACTTACGTCTTGTAATACGCCCAGCTTGATAGGGGTAGGATTAGCAATCGCATTACCCGACGCATCGGTAAGCGGAGTGCCGTAAAAAACGCCAGAACCAAAACTAAATTGCATGATGAGACTCCTTTTTAGCTTACCAGCACGCGAACCGGGATGATTGCAACTGAATCATCGCCTAGGTCGCCTTCAAAAATTTGCGTTGCGCCCTCAATCCAAGCGTGCGCAACTAACCCGCCCAGTGTCTGCACGTTTCCTCCCGCCGCGCTATTCGGAGCTAGCGCTAATTCTACCGCATCCAGCAACGGGTTAATAACCGGGCCAGATGGCTGCTGATCGGTAGAAACATAAATCCACACGTTTACTTCCAGTGTTATCTTCGGCGGAAATCCTCGCGGGCTAGGGTTTGTTGTTTCGCCAGTATGCTGCATGTAAATCGCTGGCCGAGACTCTGGCGGAATATCTGCGAAATGCTGCAATCGACGCGTGGCTGTTTTAAAAGCAGCCCCCCCGCCGATTTGAATGTTCGATAGCAGAGAAAATAGCGCGGTATAAACAAGTTCGCGGCTGGATACCGTCTGCATTTATTTTCCCTGCCTTGCCGCAGCTTTTAGGGCTCGGAACACATTGCTAACAATCCTATCGCGGTTTTCTTCAAGCGAAGGCTGTAAAAACGGCCTTGCGGGGAAATTTTTCATGGCTGGCGGGTGTTTGGCAAAATAAGTAATAAGTGCTTTGCCGGTAATCGAACGCGGGCCGCCACGAGCGCCCGCCCCCACTTTTCGATCAAAGCCAAGCTCCCAAAATCTGGCGTATTTTACGTTTGTTCCAACCACCGCCGTAACGGTTTCCCCGTCCTGGCTCATCTTGTGAACGATAGAGCTATTAAGACGATTCGTCTTAATGTTTAATACCTGTCCGTGCAGCTTCTGACTTTTCACATACCGCACTAGATTAATAGCCTCGCGCTCCACCGCCGCGTAAACCAAGTCCATCGCGCCAGATTCAACGCGATTAAGCACCTGCCGAATGGCATCGACCTGTCCGGATGGAATCGAACCACGAATCACAGCCCATTCTCCGGCACAGTGTTGAGATAGTTTTCAAGAATCAATCGAGCCGCAGCAGGGATTCCTTGCGAACTTCCGTTTGTTCCGCTGCCCGCGTCGGCATAGGTGATCGACTCGCCTGCAAGTGCCTTGCTGCCGATACCCAGACGCGCTCGCTCTTGCAACCTCGTCTGCATATACATATGACAAGCCAGCACAAGGTCATCCGGCCAAGGCGCTAGGTTGCCAGCATCGCCGTAGCCAGCGGTCAGGCTTATAACGCAGTTACGTATTCCCCTGCTAAACGCAAATCCCTGCATGTATATCGCACGGCCAAGCGGAGGGAATGAGTACCCCGCTCCAACAGGTGGGTTAGTCGATAGCGGGATGCTTACTCCGTCAACATAAACAGAAGAAACCGCAGTGATCGGGTAGTTCACCATCAGCATACGGCGCGAACCGGCACCATCGCGGTATTCTGTGATGTTCTGGCTAGGGAAGGCCCGATTGCAAAAATTGCCAAGCGCAAGCTGCGCCTGCGGAATCAGCGAAGCAATCAAGGAGTCTTGATTGGTATTCGAGATTCCAGCATACGCCTTGAAATCAGCCACAGTTGTAATCGGACTTGTTGCCATTACTGCACAGCCGTATCGTTAATGGTAGGCGGCGGCGCTACCACCGGCGCAGTGGGTTCTGGATCGGGAATTTCAACCGATTCTTGACCATCAGCCACGGTGAAGCCGAATGGGGCTAGATCATTAACAGCCTCAACCGGCACGCGCATCTTGCCGCGTGACACTGTAAATGACTGCCCCTGCCACGTTGCCCCGCCGCTATCCGGCGGCGCGGTCATTACTACATCAGCCATTTGCTTCTCCTCTAATGCTTGACGGTTCATGCCAAGCATAGGCTATCCACATGACCAGATTCAACAGCGGGAGGCCGAAGCCCCCCGCCCGTTTACTAACCGGCTGCGATGTTGGTAATTACGCCCATAGAGAACGGGGCGTAGTTTTGAAGCACGCCATCCATGTAAATACCGTACTCATACTTGCGCGAGCGCATCGGCCATTCGATTTGATAGTAGTCGCGGCGAAGTGCCATCTGAATTACGTTCGATACGTTGCTCATCGGGTATGGAAGCTTTCTGGTAATCATCAGAATGGTTCCATTTGGCATGTTCGGGTGAACCCGGACCGGGATAGCCGTGCCGCCGCTCATCGAGAAGCGATTCAGGTAGTCGCGCACCATGACACCACCGGCAAGCGCGCCCTGATCGGCCTGGAACACGATACGCTGGGCAGAACTGGACGAGCCAGCCAGAACCTTCTTGCTAATATCGAGCGCTTGTTGCGAGTTGACCCAAATCTCATCAGGACTCAAACGCCAGTTGTCCCACATGGATTTCAAGCAGGCGTCGATTTCCACGATGCCGCCAGCCGAGTCGCTGGTTAGCGGCGTACCAGTCCCAGCAATGCCGGTAGGCATACGCTGGATGTAAGCATTCGATCCCGACTTGAATGCTTGGGTGAGCAGGCCATCAAAAATCAGCGAGTTTTGCGAGTTGTCGCCAGTCAAAGCCGAAGCGTTTTGCGTGCCGGTAGCGTTTGCTGTAATAACGACCGAGTTGATTGGCGTGATCGCGCCCAGCAATTCGCTGCCTGCAACGCCCCAGTACCATGCGTAGCCGACCGCACCGTTTACCGGTGTCACAAAAGCAGAAATGGTCGAAGTAGAACCAGTAGTTACTTGAGATGCGGCAACGGACTTCCCGGCAGCACCACCGCCAAACGTGTCGGAAGAGCCGTCAGCGTTAGTCCGCGTGATCGAGCCCTGCACGCCGAAAGGGATCGAAGCGTTAAGATACGCGTCAAACGCCAGAGCCACGCAAATAACGCTGTAAGTCGCCGCAGCGAGCGATCCGCCAGTGGTGGACGTTGCCAGCGTAGGCGTAGGCGTAGTACCCAGCGCAACCGAGTTGTTGCCGCCAAGAATGGCATACTCTTCTTGAATCATCAGCCCTTCAAGGCCAGAAGCTACTGCGCGGGCTTTTACGTCATCGAAGCCCTGAGCCGCGAAGTCGGCCTCAAAGTCTGCCGATGTTTCCAAGCCGAGACCGGCGAAAGCAGCAGAATAGTTAGACACAGTTACAGGAATCACGCCGCCACGATTGCCGCCAGACACGCCAGCGCGAACGCCGGTCGGGTTGATGGCGGTGATTGCACGCCAATTTGCCTGAATGCCACGACCGTTCCCAACGCGGGGAATTTCATTACGGAGGGGCGTAAGTACCGGGTAAATCTTCTTAGCCGGAGATTCGAGTTCGTAAGCGGTCAAGCCCTGGACAGCGTTGCCGGATTGCGAAAAAGTTGACGCCTTGCTGATGTCAGTCTGCATGGCAGTTTTAATCAGGTCGATGGTTTCTTGTGAAACATTGCTACCCATTTTTTAGCTCCTAAAATTAGGCTACTGGCGGACGCCTTCGCCGTTTCAACGAAAGGCGGTTAGATAATTCTCTTGCCGCCGCCTGCAAATACCTTCTTTATTTCTGTCGCAACGTCATCAATCGTGCCATCGTTTTTCAAGATCGGCTTGATTGATGGCTCATCGCCCAGCGGAGAAACTTCTTCGGACTTGCCGATCGCAAGCAACTTACCCTTTGGAGCTTGCGGAATTTCATCAAACCGCTTCTGCAATTCAGCTAACTTGTCATCGCGCTCTACCAACGACTTGCGTAGTGCGCCAAGCTCGCCGGCCATCTTTTCGACTTGGCCGAGCGCCTTAGCAATCCTGCCCTCGTCGTGAAAATGCTCATTTTTTTCCATGTCAGCGCCTTCGCTACGAAGGACCTCTACTTGCGGGTCGCCAGTAGACAATCCATCCGTCGCGCAAGTCGTTCCTAGCTCAACTAGGAGGTCGTGGGCCGCTTGCAGCTTCGACTGATCGGCGGCACTGTTGCGAGCGCCGGCCTTGGCAATTTCAATCAGCGGCGCGAACTTCTGCAAGCCGGCATTCGCGGCGCACAACTCAATCTCGCTTGATATGGTTGCGATTGCGTCGTTATCGCCGCCTGCCGTAACCAGTTCTCCGATTTCTTCCTTCACCATCGCCATGAGAAGGTCGCCGAGCGTGCCGACTGCGGTGAGAAGCTGGCCGGGGATCGGGCTATTATCGCCTTCCATTTCGGCCTCTCGCTCGCAGCTTTCTTGCAGCCACGCCAGCGACTGAATCAAGTTAGCCAACTCCGATACTTGATATAAGCCCTTCTTGATGTCATCTGCATCAGCCTTGACGCCAAGCGCACGCACTGACTTTCGCAACTCGCTAGGATTTTCGGCTTTCTCTGCTTCCTTGGGCGAGCCACCATCCGGCATAGCGTCACCGTTTTCCGTGACTTCTCGTTTAAGCAAGCCCAAAATTTCCGGGTCATTGAGCATTTTTATCAGATTCTCTTTCGTCAAAAACTGCTCAGGCTCTGCTGCGATTGGCTTGGTTTCTTCGTTCATGTCTTCCGCCTTGTACATGCTGATAACAGCTTCTGGGTTGCACGGGCGGTCAACCAGCGAAATCTCAGTCAACCGCATCTTGGTGATAACATGCGGTTCTGCCGTATCGCGGCCAAGGCACTTTCCTCCGACGCTGAAACCTTTAAGCACGCCCGCCTGAACCTTCTTGACGCTAGCTGGGTCAACAACGATAGCCTCGATATACGTGCGGCCATCTGCCTGTACTTCGGCCTTTTCAACCGCGCCCGCAGCGATATTCTGGTGCATCTCTCGCAACGGGCCAGAGCCGTACTTGAAGAAATCAGGAAGCGCATCCCGAATCGCGTCTGCCTTAATAACTTCCCCGGCAGAATCGACTACTTCGGAAGATGCATAACCGCCAACGGTTATCGTACCGTCGTCGTTTTCCTGTGACTTCGTAATTTCTGCAAATAGCTTCATGGCTTAATCCCCATACTCTGCGCAACATTATAGCGCTTTATAACTGGTTGCAATATCAAATCATGAATCTTCGTCGGAAGAAGTACTATCTTCTTCGGTCAAAACTGGCAGTGTCGTACAGCGGCAATTAGGGTGTGCCGGTGCACAATCGGATCCATCCGAAAATGAATCGTCGATGCCCACAATCTCGCCATTCAATTCTTGGCATTCCTCGCAACAATCTGGCGCTGACAGCCACTCCTTCTTATCTACCTGCCCGCTGTTTTTATACAGTGCAAGACTGCCTTTCCCGGCAGCAGTAGCGGTTTCAGTCCTAGCAATGGTCATGGCCCGTTCGTCGCTGAATGCGTAGTTTTCTGCCAGTTGTGCGGCCAGTTCGTCATTACTCCACCCGCTCTCCATCGCTTCGGTAATGTCGCCCCGCAGCATTTCGCGGGTCGCATCGCTAATCGAATACTCTGGATTTGGGTTATCGATAATCTCGCCGGATTCGGTAATGCGCTTCCCCACCAGATAAGCCGAGCGGTCTGCCGCGTAGCTGATCGCGTCGTCGTTCGCTAAGCTCAATGCGTCGTCGTTATTTAAGCCAATTTGCACGCTAGCCGACGTCACGCCAGCCGCAGCCGCGTCGCCAATATGTTCTTTGAACAGCCCGTATAGAGAATCGTCGTATTCTTCGGGGCTTTTTTCGTTAAGCCAGTCAAGCAGATACTGAAAATCGCCAGAATTATCCGGCTCCCGGTCTTCGCCATCGGCTTTAGCTAACTTACTGATTTTTAGTTGACTCAGAACGGCTTGTTTTTGATCGGAAAAAACCTTAGCAATTCCTGCGGATAGCTTTTTCCGAGCATTGGAAATCGC